CTAAACGCTCATGGAATTGCGCCAGGAGGAAATAACCTTCAGGGCGGTATGGCAAGTAAGCAACAGCCTGCAATAAACAGTTACTTACAGTGGCCTGGCGGTCATTTTGATCATCAAAACAATGGGCAACTTTAAGAAGTGAGGCATAAACCAGGGTGGGGTGTGACTCATGGCCGTATTCTGCGGTGCGCAAATAGAAAGAAACGGCTGAGGCTGTTTGGTTTTGCTTCTCGTATTCCACTGCCACATCAAAATTAAGCGTTGGATTAAATGGATCTTTAGATAGTTCTACAACTAACTGCTCAATTTTCATACGCTAGTGCCTCCATAATTAAATCTTCTACTACTGCCCCAGGTACTTGCAAAACAAATGCGGCGTTATCCTGGAAACCAAAAGACACCAAAAGGTTACCTTTGTGAACCGCCGCGCCTACGCAAAATTCAATGCGAGCATCTAAGAATGAGAATTCCTTACTTAGCCCCACAACATTTAGTTCTTGATCCCACACAACCAGGCGGTGACGGTAAATGGCATCTTTCTGCTTGAGGTAATTCTTAAATAGATCTACCTCATGAGTGATAGAGATGTACATACTGCCCCACCGTATGACCTGGCTAGATCCACGCTGATCTTTAGGCGGTACGGCTGTTGGCTTAACAAATACCTGTTCACATTCCCCGCTGATTGGATTGGCATAAACTAATTCTGTTGGCATTGTCCATTTGATGAAGTGGTAAGGCTTATCAAGGACAGGTATCCAATTCTTCTCACAGTAAGAAGTATCAGGAGCAGGGGCTTTGATACGCACACGCCTAACCTCTTTAACTGCCCAGTTATCCCAGTCAATCTCAATACGGCTGTACTCCATGCGGCCTACACCGTTGGTTGTGGTGTCACGGCGAACGCCCACCAGGTAATAGTCATCTAGCCACTGCACTACGCGGCAATCTTCTTCACCCACAAACTCCCAAATAGGTGCAACATCTAATTCAGATGTATCTACTTTGGCGTGATGAGTCATTTCAAGATCATCATTAAGGCGGCACAAGTAATTAACCGTAACTAAACGGTGATCCTTTTCAGGGTGCAGGTATGACAGTGGCCCAAATCGGCTAGGAAACTTCTGCTCATTTTCTGCGTGGTACAGCGTGTAATTAACATGGCGTAAGTTCACAAGAATGTTGCCCTTGTCATCAATAAAGATTGATGGGTTCATTAGCCCAGTGCCGCTAGTTAATCCGTGAGGGATCACCAGGGGCGCAAGTTTGCCACCGTGTTGAACTGCCTTCTCTACTAAGTTCATAATCCTTACAATACATGATGTTCAGAAAATCGCTATCATTGCAACACGCCTGATTTATAAGAGGCATAACAAGGGAGATACGCATGGGTCTGCGTGACCGTATCGCAAGAGTAATTGCAACTCAAGACATTGAAAAAGGCCCTAACCTGCCTGCGGGTGCTACAACAATTGGCACTGACGCACTTATGGCATCATCAGGTTTAGCAATGCAACAGACATACGGCAACAATGTCGCACTCCCACGCGCACCATTTAGCGCAACAGTTCCATTTGGCCCAGGCAATCCAATTATCCCTGGTGCAATTAACCCAATCAATCCCGCAACTGGCCGCCCTGAACCGCGCCGTAATGAGTACCAGGTTGCTCAGAACATCAACATTGTTCCAACGCGCTTAGTTCCATTTACAACATTACGCGCCGCTGGTGACAGTATTGACATTCTGCGCCGTTGCATTGAAGTAACTAAATCAAAGATGAACGGCTTACAGTTTGACATTGTGCTTGGTGCAGACGCATCAGAAAAGATTGCGGCAGAGTCAGGCGGAGATCATGTGCGCGCTATGGCTAAGGCCCGCGAGAAGTACACAGATGAAATTAACCGCTTGCGTGAGTTTTGGGAAAACCCTGACAAGGCAAACGGATACACATGGCAAGACTGGATTAACATTGCAATTGAGGACATTCTTGTAATTGATGCGCTTGCTATTTACCCACAACCAACAGTGGGCGGGGATCTTTACGGTTTCCAAATCCTTGATGGTTCAACAATTAAGCCACTCATTGATGACCGCGGTATGCGCCCAATGTCACCTAATGCCGCGTTCCAACAAATCCTTTACGGTTTTCCACGCTCAGAGTTTTCTGCAACAGAAGAAGATCCAAAGGCAGATGGTGAATTTACATCTGATCAATTGGCTTACTTGGTTCGCAATCGCCGCTCAACAACCGTTTATGGATTTAGCCCAGTAGAGCGAGCGCTACCACTTGCTGACATTTATTTGCGCCGCCAACAATGGATCAGAGCAGAGTACACAGATGGTGTAATGCCTGAACTGATGTTCACAACTGATGAGGATTGGGGAACTAACCCTGATCTCTTGCTTGCTTATGAGCGTATTCTCAATGATGATCTTGCAGGACAAACAGAGCAACGCAAGCGCGCTCGCCTATTGCCAAAGGGCCTAACACCTGTTGTTAATGAAGGTTATGGCGAGAAGTTCAAGGACACACTTGATGATTATTTAGTTACTTCTATCTGCGGACACTTTGGCGTACAACCATCTGAAATTGGTTTCTCACCAAAGGGCGGATTGGGTGGCGCTGGCTACTCAGAAGGACAAGCAGAGAATGGCGAAGCGCTAGGTATTGGGCCGCTTGCTAACTGGATCTCTAAGCAACTAACAAATCTTTCTTACACATACTTAGGTATGCCGCGTGAACTTGAATTTAAGTTGCTTACATCAGAGCGCAAAGACACAGAAGAAAATGCGCGTAAGAATGAAATTGAAGTGCGCTCAGGTGGTAAGTCAATCAATGAGCGCAGATCAGAACTTGGTTTGCCTTTGCTTGATACACCTCAAGCAGACATGCCAATTATGGTTGCAGGTTCAAGCGTTCTTTTGTTCTCACCTGATGGATTGATTGATGCGGCTAGTGCGGCAACAGCGCCAACATTAAGCGGCCCTGATGCAACACCTGACGCGCCAACAACTCCTGACACTCTTGAGCAGAAACCTGCAACAGAGGTAAAGCCTGAAGAAGATGAAGTGACTGAAGTAAAAGCATTTATGAAATGGGCGGCTAAGGGTAAGCGCGCAAGATTATTTGAGTTCAAATCACTTGATCCTATTGTTGGAGATGCTCTTAACCGTTGTGCATTTGATGGTGATTTGGATACCGCAAGAGCGCTGGCTAAGGCTTATCTAACATGATTGAGGGCGCTCTCAAGGCAGATGGGCGCATAGCGGCAAAGAACGCGGTGAAGATTAGGGCGGCACTGCACCAGGTAACAGACTTCAAACGAGTCTTTGACAAATACCAGGAGACGCAACCGCAACCTACGGATAACACTGCGCAGGATCGCACACGCGCCCGCTCATGGTTAATCCTTAATGTGTACCTCAATGATGAACCCCTACGCCAAACAGTCATGCGCGCATGGGCAGAGGCTTATGTTTTAGGACAAACCGCCGCTGATGAATGGATCAAGAAAACTAAAGAAGCAAATAAGGCTGATGACATTGAAGTTAATTGGGATAACTGGAAGCCAGGCGATAAAGCCACCGCTTTATTGCTGAACCCAACTAAAGGATTTGAGGCTTACCTGCAATCAACAGGCGGGGCTAGTTATTTCAAAAAGTTTAACAAAGAAACAATTGTAAATTTAGGCACTGCTCTTTCTGACTCAATTGCACTTGGTTTAGATGCTGAGAGCGCCGCGGTGATGATTGGGCGGCATGTGGCAAGCCCTAGCCGCGCCCTAACTATCGCCATTACTGAGCAGAACCGCGCTATGTCATTTGGGTCTATTGAGCGGTACAAAGAGGCTGGCCTGCAAAAGATGGAATGGGCCGTTTCTGATCCGTGTGATGTGTGCGCAAAGAATGATGGGCAAGTAATTGTTATTGGGCAAACATTTGCATCAGGTGACGCTCAACCTCCTGCACACCCACATTGCCGTTGTGTATTGTTACCTGTAATCCCTGGCATGGAAGATGAACCTGAGATCCCAGGCGCAACAATGGTTGTTCCTCCATCTCCTGTTAATTTTGGCCCTGATGCCACTACTTTCAGAACGCCTAAAGAAGAAATTGAGCAAGTGGTTTTGGCTATGCAAGAAGGTCGTTCACTAAATGAAGCACTAGACATGTATGAAGCACTTGATGCGCGCTCTTATACGCCTGGACAATGGGAAATCTTGCCGCAACCTCTTAATAGACAAGCCGCTATTAGCGCTATGGGTAGAGCGTTAATTTTCCCTATGACTAGAGAACAAATTGAAAGAACATTCTTTGGTTCTAGGATTAAAAAAGTAGATCAATTGTTTATTGACAAAGCGGTTATTTACAAAAACGGCCCACTTGAAGTGCAATTTTCTAGTACAGGTTTGAAATTAACTGAAGCAGAACGCAAATTAGTTATTAAAGAAGTAGAAAAGTTACAAGCAACAAACCCTAAAACACGCGCTGTTGTACACATTGAAAAAGATGCTAGTGGTAAGTATGGGTGGGCTTACGGTGGCAAGTCAGATTTATGGGTTGTGCCTAAAATTATCAAAGATACGGATTTGAAGGTTTCTGCACAAGGTACTTTTAAGATGCCTGTAACGCCCGCCACTACACAATTTGAATACACCATTGCACATGAATGGGGTCATTTGCTTGATGACATTACAAACGGTACGCAAGACGCTGTACGCACAAATGCAATTGTAAGGTTAAAAAGAGAATACCCTAACGCGTTCAAAAGCGGATACTCAGCGGAAAACACCAAAGAGTTTTATGCAGAAATGTTTACTGAGTATTACAGGACTAACGGCCAAACTACTAACTTGCTTGTGCAGGCTATGGCTAGAGAATTTGGTTGGAAAGTTCCTGAAGTAGCAGGGCCTAAGTATGTGGCGGCTAGAAAACCTGCTAGTTATTTCACGCCTGAAAAGGCTTTGGAATTAGAAGAAGGCGTACCGTGGCGGCCTGAAGGTGAAAACTTGTATCTTAAAAAGGTACTTGATGAACAAGGGTTCAATGGCAAGCCTAGAGTTGTTTCAGCGGAAGAATTCAAAAAAGCCGTGGACTCAGGAGCAGTTCCTTTACATAGAGGTGTTGCAGGAGACACCCCTGAGCAAGTAGATCAATTTGTGGCTCAATTACTTACAGGGGATACTCCTTATGTTGGGCGCGGAATGTTTGGTGATGGCACTTACTTCACCGACAAACCTTCAACAGCGCTTAAATTTGCCAAAGAGGACAGGGTTGGAAACCCAATTGAATTTGGTAAAACCATAGAAGCGGCTTTAGATCCACGGGCAAAGATTGCGTTCTTAGATGACATAAAAGAAGAATTTATGAGTACAACAAGAATGACCCAGGCTCAAAAAGATTTCTATTATTCCTACCCGCAAGATTTCTATGAAGATGCAAGCATGTGGGCCGCGTCTAACGGTTATGACGCTATTTGGGTTAAAAATCCAGTGGTGAATTGGCAAACACAAGAAGCACTCCCTGATTTGTACACGATTATTCTAAACAGAACAGCCCTAATCATTAAGGAGATGCCATGACAGAAGTGGAGGTAAGCCGTAAGGCAGGTGTACTTGTTGCCTACCTTGATCAAGAGGCTATTGAAGGATTGTTTGCGGCGCTTAAAAAAAGCACTTCTTATGAAACATTACAAGAGCCATACAAAACATGGCTTACGGATCACTCAGCAATACCAACAAAAGATTTACGGACAAACGCAAAAAAGGCAAGAAAGGCAAAGGCATAAATTATGAAAACTGAAAGTTGTGATCCACCTAGAGATGTTGATTGGTCAGAAGCCTCAAGTCTAGAAGTGGTGTTAAGCGCGCAAGAAAACATACCTGGCGCTAAGGCTGAATTGGCGCGCAGAGAAAAAGAAGCACAAGAGTTAGATAAGAGCGCTGACATTGAAAAGAACAACCCTAACCGTGACTCTAAAGGGCGTTTTACTTTTGGAGCAGGTGGCCCGCAAGGTGGCGGCGGTGCTGGTGGTGCAGGAGCGGCAGAAGCAGAGGCGGCAGGAGAGGCTGAGCCGTATGAGGAAACAGATAGTTACCGCATGCGCCATTCAGCCCCTAGACGGGCTGATGAATTTGGCTCGCCTGCAACTGATGTTGAAGAAATGATGCCAGGCTTTTATGAAAATCCTAATTTGTATGGATCAGGTTATGCTCAAGCGGATAAAGAAAGCCGTTCTGCAATTATGGCAATTAGAGGAAAACCTAATGCGCCTGTAACTATTTACAGAGCCGTACCTGAAGGTGTGGACAAAATTAACCCTGGCGATTGGGTGACACTTTCACCTACTTACGCTAAAGAACATGGGCGCAGTAATGTATCTAGTGGGTTTGATGTGTTAAGCAAAGTGATCCCTGCTAAAGATTTATGGTTTGATGGCGATAGCGTTAATGAATTTGGCTATGACCCAACAGATTAAAAACGCTTGTGTAACCAAAAATTGATACTCTTATGGTAAACGCGCAAAGGAGTAATCATGAGTGATGGCTTTGTACCACCTCAAGCAGTGCGCAGTAACGCTAAACGCGGTTTAGAACTTAGAGCAAAACATGGCCGTGGCGGAACAGAGGTGGGCGTTGCCCGCGCCCGCGACTTATCAAACGGAAAAGCATTATCATTAGACACATTAAAGAGAATGAACTCTTACTTTGCCCGCCATGAAGTTGATAAAAAAGGCGAAGGCTGGGGCGTAGATAGTGCAGGTTACATTGCTTGGTTGCTTTGGGGCGGAGACGCTGGTAGAGCATGGGCTAAAAGAATTACCAGTGAACAGGAAAACAAGGAGAAATCAATGGCTAGTAATCTAACAACCACCTCATACTTTAGTATTGAGAAGGCTGACCGTAACGCAGACGGCACAATGACCGTTTACGGAAAGGCAACAGATGACTCACTAGACATTGATCAACAGATTTGTGATGGCGATTGGTTAAAGCGCGCAATGCCCGCCTGGTTTAAGTCAGGTGGAAACATCAGAGAGCAACACAGCCAAATTGCCGCAGGTGTTGCTAAAGAGTATGAGGCAAAGGCTGATGGACATTACATTGGCGTATTAGTTGTAGATCCTGTTTCAGTTAAGAAGGTAGATGCTGGCGTACTCAAGGGCTTTTCAGTAGGCATTAAAAACCCACGCGTTGTGCGCGATAGCAAAGCGGCAAATGGTCGCATTGTTGATGGTCAGATTGTAGAAATCAGTTTAGTGGATCGCCCTGCCAACCCTAACTGCCAATTGGTTTTGGCTAAGTCTGTTGATGGTGCAAAGGACTTGGTACAGGTTGAAGAATGGATTGAGAAAAAAGAGGGTGAAGAAGATTTCACTCAAGTAATTAAACCGCGTAAGGGCGAGCCTGCGGATAAAGAATTATACGCAGAGGTCATTAGAGCGGCTAAAGCAAAGTTTGATGTGTACCCATCTGCCTACGCAAATGCCTGGGTAGTGCGCGAATACAAAAAGCGCGGTGGCAAATACAAGGCAGAGAGTAAGGAAAAAGGTTTACAATCTGACGGTAATTTAATTAAGGAGAACCCAATGGAAACAGAAACAATTGCCGTACCTGAGTCTATTTTGGGTGATCTTTTCAAGTTTGATAAAGGTGAGTACGAGCGCGCCCGCGAAGCGTTAGCAAATCTCATTTCTATTGAAGCGCAAGAAATGAAGGAAGGTCACAATGAACTTTCTTCTATCTCACATTTACTAGAAGCCGTTTCTCATCTCCATGCTTGGTATGAGGGCGAAGAAGCAGAGGGAGAAGTCATGGAAGAAACGGAAATTGAAATGGCAGTTAAGCCTGAAGAAAAAGAAATCATGCCTAAAAAGGGCGAGACATTAAAAGAATTTAAGGCGCGTTGTAAAGAAGCAGGCATGGCTGAAGGTTATGCTGAGAAGTGTTACAACAAATACATGGCCGCTGAAAAAGAAATAGAAGCATCA